TTGAGGATGACGCCGTGACCCAGCAGCGAGTCAGGTGCACCCTTCGCCAACGACGGCTCCCACAACGGACGGTCCTGGTTGTCCTTGATCTTCCGGACCATCTTGTGTGCATCCTGAGACATCATCCAGTTGCAGTTGCCGCCCTCGATGTAGGCAGGGTCAATCGACTCCGCCAACGCCAACAGGTCGTCGTAGCCGACCGTGGTGGTCTGACCGGTCACGCCAGTCACACCAGCCGCCGCTGAGGTAGCAATCCCGTCCGGTTCGGTCGTGCCGGCACCGACAGTGAAGTGGCGTGCCTGAATCCGGCCAATCCGCTGACCCAGACCCTTCGCCAGCCACGAATCCAGGGGGAACGCGCTGTCTTGCAACATCTGGAAGCTGGCGCGCACGATCGTTGAGGAGTACATGTACGCCTCAAGCTGTTTGGTGCCGAACGTGAAGTCTTGTTCAGTGTTCTGAACATTCTCACCGAGAAGGACACCCTCGTTGGCGGTGTCGTCAACGGTCGGCCACGGCAGAGTGTTGCCCGTCTCCGTGGTGATGACCTCAGCGACCTGACGCATCGCAGCAATCGACTTCACGGCCTCAGCCAGCTTCGTGCGGAACCCCTCAGGGACAAGGTAACCGCCGACGCTGCCGGAAGTGGTGCCTGCCGCGTTCTGAATGTCAGTGAAGCCGCCACGAAGCGCCTGAGCCTGCTCAGCGTCCAGCGCTTGCGGGCCACGACGCATCCACGAGTTGAACGCAGACGCGTACGCCTGATCCTTGTCGGTGACCCCGCCAGCGGGGCCTTCGTCTGCAGCGGACAGGTCGGGGCCAAAACTGGCCATCGCGTTAGCGATGGTCAAATGCTTCTCGGCGCGAGCGATCTCCTCGCCCTTACCGTCAAGGTCAGACTCCAGACGGTCGTAAACCGTCTTGTCTTCCTCGCTCAAGGCACGCCCCTCGCGCTCAGCACGGTTGACGACCTCCTGCATCTGCTCCCAGATCTGCGCCCGCTGCTCGCGGAGTTCCTGAGTGTTAGCCATGCCTGATCTCCTTTGTTTGGTGAGCATGGGTTTCGACCTGACGCAGGTTGCGACAGGAAGTTCTATGAAGGTGACTCAACTGACCTTCTCGCCGTTGAGCCGGTGACGGGTCGCAGCCAACGCCGCGGCCCCATCCCAAAACGCGGCGACCTGCTCGGTGACCGGTTGCGGCTGATAGATCGACAAGTCGAAACGCGCTGCAGGGGCAACCTGTTCACTGGTTTCCACACGGTCAGCCAAGCCAGCAGCCACAGCCTCATCAGCCGTATACCACGTTTCGGCGAGCATCAGGTCACGCCAATCCCCGACACTCCCCCCGGCCTTCGCCGCGTACACGTCCGCAATATTGTCCGACAGTTTGTCCAATAGGTCAGCCATCGACCGCATATCGGTCGCAGGCCCGACGCACACGCCCCAAGCGTCGTGGATCATCAACGTGGAGTTGGGTGCCATCACCAGCTCGGAGGCAGCGACAGCGATCACCGACGCCGCAGACGCCGCAACACCGTCCACTATCGCGACCACCCGCGCATCAAAACGACGTAGCGCGTTGATGATCGCGATCGCCTCAAACACTTCCCCGCCAGGGGAGTTGATGTGCAACCGGATCTCGTTCACGGCGCCCTCGTCGAGCCGAGCCAGCGCGGCAGCGAACTCTTTCGCCGACACACCCCACTCCCCGCCCCACGAGTCGATCGGGTCATAAAGTTGGAAAGTGACAACCCCAGCCGCGTCGACCCCGGACGGTTCAACCTGGTTGAACACTGACCGGCGGGCCGGCTGGTTCGAACCGTGGAAACGGTTACGCGAATCACTCACTAGACACTCCTTCATCCTCCACGGCCTGCGCCGTGTCGAGTTCACCAAAGTTCAACGGCCTGAACCGGATATCGCCACCCTCAACCGGTGGCCTCTCCTCAAGTTCACGAATCTCGTTCGTCGAGAACGCGCCCAACTCCCACATGGTCCGGTAGAACGCGGCCCGTTGCGCCGAATCACCCCGCAACAGGCCCTCAACCGAGAACCGTGCATACACCGCTTGCGGTCGCAGCACACGCGACAAACGCTGCTCAATCCGGGTCAGGAAAAACCGGAGCGTGTACACGACGTAACCGATCGACATTTGCTCGATCCCAGACCCCCACGAAGTCGTCTTCTCCGTAGACATCAACATGTGCGGTGGAATCCCGAACATTCGCGCCACTTCAGCCACCTGAAACTCACGGGACTGCAAGAACTGGGCATCCGCTGGCGGGATCGACAACTGGTCAAACTTCAGGCCACCACCCAACACGATCGGGTCGTAGGGCCCCAGCGATGCGCGTCGCGCTTTCCAATGTGCCTGCAACTGTTGGGCCTGCTCAGCCGTCAACCGTTGCTCAGTCTGCAGAACCCCGGTCGCCAATGAGTTCGACCCAAACAGGGTCGCACCGAACTCCTCGGCAGCCAACGCCAACCCGATCCCCTGCCGCGCAGCCCGGATCGGCGACACCCCACAAACCCCGTCATACCCGAAACCAGGGATGTGCAGAATGTCATCGTCGGTGTAGACCTTCGACCCGTCCACCAGGTAAATCTTCTTGCCCGTCGAGTCAACCCCGCCAAGCCGCCCGACCTTCACGCGGCCGGGGTGGATCGGCCACAGTTCAGCGATCGGGTCTTGTGGCGTACCCCGCAACAACAGGTAGGCGTTACCCCACAACAACAAATGCACGCACACCGTTTCCCACACCTCGAAAGGTGTCATGTCGGGGTGCGGGTCCGCTAGGAGTTTCGCTGCACGGCCACCCGCCTTCACGCGGGCACCCTCCTGAGACTTGTAGGCGTGCAAAGGTAGCGACGCCACCGACGACGCGATCAGGTTCACGGCCCGCCAAACCGTCGAAATCCCGAGAGACTTCTCCTCGGTAACTGTCTGGCCGGAAGCGGTCGGTTGCCCACCGAACAACGAATCCAACGAATCCAACCCCAGCGGGGTGGAAGGGTTCTCAACCGACCCCGCGAAAATAGGTGCCAACAGGGTCACGAGCCACCACCAACAGCCGCGGCCTTATTCGCCACAAACACAGCCACACCACCAGCAGCAGCGATAAACACGCCCGCAAGGAGCACCGCAAGCCAAGGAGCCTGCAAACCTGTCGCAACCACAACCAACCCGAGGCCGAACGCGATCGCATACAAGCCGACCATCTCGACAGTGTTCACGTTCACCAGATCCCAACCCCTTTCAACGAGTCGTTCGCGCTCGCGCCGTGCGCAGCCAACGCCACGGCCTCCAACATCGACAAATCAGTGACCGACTGTCGCCGACCCAAAACCTTCCGGTCACCAACCGGACGCCACCGCGCACCCTCCGCAGCCTCATCCAAATCAGGATGCCCATGATGCGCCAGCGTGCCCAACCTGACCCCGTCCTCAACCAGCGCACAACCGTCGATGAACTGCTCCAAACCGGCGGCCACGATCTGTATCCCCTGCAGCTCCAAGTCAGGGATCAGATCACCACCCGGGCCCTTCGTGTCCATCACGATTGGCAGCCCGTACGTCGACTGCAGCCGCGCCAACTCGGTGACCAGTTCGTCAAACCCATACGCCCAACGACCCTGAGCACCAACCACCAGATGCCCATCGTCGTCAATCAACGCGGCCCCGATCGACACCATCGTCCGATCCAACGACAACGCCACCCCGAACGCATCCGGGATCGGCGGCTCATCCGGCGGGTCAACCCGACACCCATTCCAGTTGCCGAGCGCCGTCTCGTCCCCAGCCTTCGGTTTCGGTTTCCACTGGTTCAGGTACGAGCGGCAAAACTCGCTGACCTTCCCCTCGCGCCGCGCCTTATCCCACGCCGCCTGGATCGTCGCCAACGCCACCGTGTGATCTCGACAATCACGGTCACAATCAGGCCGATGCACCGCAGGCATGCAAGACAACCAAGTCTCAACCGCACCAGGGTCAGCCGCAGGGTCAGCCGACCACTCAAAAAACGCGGTACCCGACGTCGCA